TGCTGCTGACTCAGCATTTACTAACTGGATCTATAAGGGTAGCTTTGATGCTGCACCTGGTACATCTACTTACGCTACTGGAGTCGGTGCAACAAACGATGAGATGCATGTTGCAGTTGTTGACGAAGACGGATTATTCTCCGGAACTCGCGGTTCAATCCTCGAAACATTCCCATTCATTTCAAAGGCTTCAAACGCAAAGTCACCTGATGGTTCATCTAACTACGCAGTAGAAACGATTAACGGAAAATCAGAATATGTATGGATGGCAGGTTTCGGAGCAGCAGGTCAGTTCGATGCTGACGCTGGTTCAGCCGCAGTCAGTGGTAAAGATTACAGCTCTGAAGTTAGAGATGTAAGAACCACATCACTTGCAAACGGTACAGATGCTGGCACATTATCAGCCGGCAATGTAGCTACTGGATTCGATACTTTAGAAGATAAAGATACGATTACAGTAGACTTCTTGATTGCACCTGGCATGAGTTCAAGATCAGATCAAACTACGGTTGTAAACGATCTAGTTACAACAGCCGGAACTACTCGTAAAGACTGTGTTGTAGTTACATCCCCTGCAAGATCAGATGTCGTAAACGTATCATCACCAGCTACTCAAGTAACAAACGCGATAGCAACATCAGATACATTTACAAATTCATCTTATCTGGTAGTTGATAACAACTATCTAAAAGTTTACGATAAATATAACGATAAATACCGCTTCATCCCAGCCGCATCTTCTACTGCTGGTATCATGGCTGCAACAGACGCAAATGCTGCACCTTGGTTCTCACCAGCCGGTCCAAGGCGGGGTGCATATCTAGGTATTACATCTCTGGCTTCTTCACCGAATAAGTCACAGCGTGATACTTTATATAAAGCAGGCGTTAACCCAATCTCAAACATACCAGGACAAGGTGTCCTATTGTTTGGTGATAAAACAAAATTAGCACGGCCTTCAGCATTCGATAGAATCAACGTTCGAAGATTGTTCCTAACAGTCGAAAGGGCTGTTTCTTTGGCTGCTCGAAATACACTCTTCGAATTTAACGATGAGTTTTCCCGTGCTGAATTCGTAAACATTGTCGAGCCTTTCTTGAGAGAAATCCAAGGTAGAAGAGGTATAACGGACTTCAGAGTTGTGTGTGACGCAACAAATAACACTGCGGCCGTAATCGATAGAAATGAATTTGTTGCTAATATCTTCATTAAGCCAGCACGTTCGGTCAACTACATCACTCTAAACTTTGTAGCTGTAAGAACTGGCGTGGAATTTGAAGAAGTAGCAGGCACAGTATAACAGCGTCAGAGGAGATAACAAATGGCTATTTTAGGAGTTGATGACTTCAAATCCAAGCTGAGAGGTGGTGGCGCTAGACCTAATCTGTTTAAAGCTACTATCAACTTTCCTACTTACGCAAACGGTGATGTAGAAATTACTTCATTCCTTTGCGAGGCAGCTCAGCTTCCAGGTTCTACTATCGGTACTATTATCGTACCTTTCCGAGGTAGACAATTAAAAATGGCCGGCGATCGTGTATTCGATGTATGGACGCCGACTATTATAAACGACACAGACTTCAGAATTCGTGATTCAATGGAGCGTTGGATGAATGGCATGAACGGCCACCAGCAAAACACTGGTCTAACCAACGTCACAGATTACGAGGCAGATCTTATTGTTGATCAAATCGACAAAGACGGATCTACTCTGAAGACTTATAACTTCCGTGGTTGTTTTCCAACTGCAGTCTCTCCAATCGATCTGAACTATGCTTCAGAAAATGAAATCGAGAGATTCACAGTGGAATTCCAAGTCCAGTACTGGGAATCTAACACCACTACGTAAGTGAATAAATAGAGGGAAGGGCAGAGCTTTTCTGCCCTTTCTTTACTGTTAAAAGGAATTAAAATGGCAGATAATAGCGGACTTAAATTATTTGGATTTGAAATCCGTAGAGCGAAAGCATCTAGCGGAAAGGATATGCTGCCGTCAATCGTACCTCCTGTAGATGAGGATGGAGCAGGTTATGTAACTGCTGCTGGTGCACATTATGGTACCTACGTAAACATTGGTGATGACGATAAAAAATCCAAAGACGACTTTCAACTTATTCGACAATATAGACAAGTAGCAACACATCCAGAGGTTGATGCTGCTGTTGAAGATATTGTAAATGAATCAGTTACATCTTCAGATGCAGAAAAATCTGTATCGCTTGTACTTGATAATGTTGAAGCACCTGATAATATAAAGAAACAAATTCAAGAAGAATTTGATCAAGTATACTCAATGCTTGAGTTTAATACTCTAGGACATGACATATACAAGCGTTGGTACGTTGATGGTAGAATGTATCATCACTTAGTTGTAGACGAAAAGAATCCCAAGCTTGGTATTCAAGAAATACGTCCTATAGACGCAGCAAAGATTCGTAAAGTAAAAGAAGTTAAAAAGAAAAGAGATCCAATTAGTGGTGCTTCTGTTATTGAAAACGTAAACGAGTTTTTTATCTATCAGGACAAACCAGGAACAACTAAACAAGGAATCAAGATGAGTTCTGATTCTGTGAGTTATGTTACATCTGGTTTACTTGACGAAGAACGACGTAAGGTTGTGTCTCATTTACATAAGGCACTAAAACCTATTAACCAATTACGCATGATGGAAGACTCGCTGGTTATTTACAGACTAGCTCGTGCACCTGAACGTAGAATATTTTATATTGATGTTGGTAACTTACCAAGAGGTAAGGCCGAAGAATATATGAAAAATATTATGGCGAAGTATCGTAATAAACTGGTATATGATGCTAGCACAGGAGCAATAAGAGATGATAGAAAAAGTATGTCGATGCTTGAAGATTTTTGGCTTCCAAGACGAGAAGGTGGTCGAGGAACTGAGATCTCTACCTTACCAGGCGGTGAAAACCTGGGACAGATCGACGATATCATATATTTCCAGAAACGTCTCTACAGATCGCTTAACGTACCTGTAAACAGGCTTGAGCAAGAATCACAGTTCTCACTTGGTAGATCTACTGAGATTAACCGTGATGAATTAAAGTTTCAGAAGTTTATAGATAGATTGAGATCGCGATTTAATATGCTGTTCTATGGTATACTGAAAAAGCAATTGATCTTAAAAAGTATTATTACTGAAGAAGACTGGGACAGCTGGAAAAACAGTATTATAGTAGAACATACACGTGATAATCATTTTACAGAACTCAGAGACGCAGAAATATTGAGAGAAAGAATCCAAACACTTGATCAGATGCAGCAGTACGTTGGCGAATACTATTCAAAAGAATGGGTAATGAAAAACGTGCTTCAGTTCTCTGATGAAGAAATTGAAAACTTAGGTAAACAAATGGATGATGAAGGTCCAACAGACGATGAACCAACTGGAGATGAACAATGAGTATTTATGATTTAATTGACGATATAACTAAACAAAACTTTGCTAAAGCGGAACCTCACTTCACCACTATACTTCAATCAAAAATAGATGATGCATTAGCAGCTGAAAAGGTTAAAGTGGCTGGACATATTTTTAATGGTGAAGAAGAAGAACAACTAGAACTAGATCTAGATGATGAGGATGAAGTAGAAGAGTTAGTTACTGATGATGCTGAGGCAGATGAAGAATCTGAAGAGGAAGAAGAAGTAGAAGAAGAAACGTAATGTTATCGTTCGAGCAGTTTATAGAGTCTAATAATCCTAGGATACCTCGTAAGAAAGGTCAGCCTGCAAACTCTAAGAAACATTCGGATCTATATACAGATGAGAATCCAAAAGGTACCATTAAAGGTTTAGGATTCAAGGATGTTGAAACTGCTAAAGCGAGCGTCAGTAAAATTAAAAAGTCTGGTAGATCTCACGCACATAAAATTCAGGCTGCGATAGCGATGGAACAAAGAGCAAGAGTGATGAAGAAAAATGCTGAAGCTGCTGTCTATCGTGCTTACATAAACAAAATGAAGAAGAAAACTAAAGAAAAATAATTTTATTACAAATTTTAATTAGTATAAATAATAGTTAAACAAGGTTTAAAATGAAAACGTTTAAACAGCTGAGAGAAAAAACTCGTGGTAAAATGCCTCCCGGTCAGCATGTTAAAGACATGAAGGTTGGGAAGAATCGTCTCATGATTCACAAGGACAAAGGACGATTCATTACCTATATTGATAATGAAAAACTAGACTCTTATCGCACTGCGGCTGAGGCCGAGAAGATGGGTAAAGAGTTTATAAAACAATATAAAGGTTAAGACTATGAAATTAATTGCTGAATATAGCGACAACGATGTTGAAATCATTACTGAAGCAAAAGAAAATGGTAGTAAAGATTATTTCATCGAAGGCGTGTTCATGCAGGCCGAGAAGAAAAACCGTAATGGCAGAGTTTATCCTAAGCCTATTATGGAAAAGGCTGTTGATAAATACGTTAAAGAACAAGTTAGCACTAAGCGTGCAGTTGGAGAGTTAAACCACCCTGATGGACCGACTGTAAACTTAGACAAAGTATCCCACCTCATCGAAGCCCTTGATTGGCAAAAAGACGATGTTGTGGGTAAAGCACGCATTTTGGATACTCCAAATGGACAGATCGTTAAGGGTCTGCTTGATGGCGGAGTCAAACTGGGTGTTTCAACTCGTGGTATGGGTAGCCTCGAGCAAAGAAACGGCGCAATGGTCGTCAAGGACGACTTTATTCTTAATACGGTTGATATCGTACAAGACCCATCAGCACCAACTGCTTTTGTTAATGGAATAATGGAAGGTGTTGAGTGGATCTGGAATAACGGCGTTATTGAAGCTCGGGAAATTGAAAAAATGGAGACTGAAATTAAAAAGGCTCCACGAAAGGATCTCTATGAGGTTCAAACTCGTGAGTTTAAGAATTTCCTCTCGTTGCTGAAAAGTAAAACATAAGGAGTCAAACATGACTGATCAAGTAGAAGACCAGGAAGTTGAGCTCGATGACAACGACGTTGTGGAAGAAGCTCACGATCCTAAAAATGCAGAGGCACAATCTGTCGCTTCTGTAGATAAAGCTGGGGATAACACCTCGCAAGCTCCGGCTCGCAAAGGTGATAAGAAAAACAGCGA